CGGCGCTAAGATACTTGGTTTTGAAAAAATGCTTAAGTGGGAGCTTGCTGAAAATATGACTCGCCCGTATAGCGATCAAACAAAAGTGCAGATGAATTATAATATATCTGCGCCACGTATGTATAAAGGTCGTATTGAAAGCATTGTTAGTAAATGCATTGGGTTTGCTGATATGATTCAACTTACACATTTAAAAATACAACAAGTGTTGGCTCGTATGGTACCTGACGGTGTGTTTGTAGATGTAGATGGTTTAGCTGAAGTTGATCTTGGTAATGGAACAACGTATAACGCTCAAGAGGCTTTAAACATGTATTTCCAAACTGGTAGTATTGTAGGTAGAAGTTTAACTCAAGATGGTGATCTTAACAGAGGTAAAGTTCCGATTCAAGAATTGCAAACTTCTTCAGCTATAGGTAAAATACAATCTCTCGTTCAAACATACCAATATTATTTACAAATGATCCGCGATGTAACCGGGTTAAATGAAGCAAGAGACGGTAGTCAACCAGCTAAAGATTCACTAGTTGGTTTACAAAAATTAGCAGCTGCAGCCTCTAACACAGCTACAAAACATATACTTCAGTCTTTAATGTATTTAACAATTAGAGTTTCTGAAAATATTAGTTTAAAAGCTTCAGACGCTTTAAGTTTTCCGCTATTGAAAAATGCTTTAATGAGTTCTATAAATAACTCAAACGTAAATACCTTACAAGAAATAGAAAAATTAAATCTGCATGAGTTTGGTATATTTTTAGAGCTTGAACCAGAACAAGAAGAAAAACAAGTATTAGAAGCAAATATTCAAATAGCTATACAAGCCGGTCAAATAGGTTTAGAAGACGCTATAGATATAAGACAGATTAATAATACTAAATTAGCAAACCAGCTTTTAAAACAAAAACAAAGGCAAAAAGCTGAAAGAGAAAGAGCTATACAATTAGAAAATATACAAGCTCAGGCTCAAGCAAACGCTCAGTCTTCTGAACAAGCGGCTTTAGCAGAAGTTCAAAAACAACAAGCACTTACTGAAAGTAAATTACAACTTGAGCAAGGTAAGTCTCAATTTGAAATTAAAAAAATGGAAATGGAAGCTCAAATAAAAAGACAACTAATGGAGCAAAAGTTTCAATATGATATGCAGTTAGCCAAGATAGAAGCTGAAGCTCAAACGCAAAAAGAAAAAGAAATAGAGGATCGTAAAGACGAGCGTGCTAGAATAATTGGCACGCAACAATCAGAAATGATTTCACAACGTCAAAACGATGAACTACCTAAAAATTTTGAGTCAGCAGGGTTTGACTCGCTAGGAGGATTTGGACTTGAACAGTTTGAACCTCGTTAAAAATAAACTTTATTAATTTTTATTATATTATATTATGTCAGATCAAACAAAACAAGAGGGAGAGTTTTCATTGAAAGGTAAGAAAACAAAACCAAAACAATTAGGTAAATCTTCTGATGAACCTATTAAGGTTAACATGAAAGAACCTTTAGTAGAATTACCAGAACAAGAAATAACTAAAGTAATAATTAAAGAAAACGATGCCACTGAAGAGCAAAGCGCAGATGAGGTACTTATTCGCGACGAATCCGAGGTTAGCGAAGAAGTTTCTAAAGAAAACATCGAAACAACAGTTGAAGAACCTGCCGGAGAAAGCGAGTCCCCTATCACTATTGTACAAGATGATGAAGAAGAAGTAAAAACAGGTGAAACACCTGTGACTACGGAAGTAGAACAAGCTGTACAAGATCAGAGAGTTCTACCAGAAAATATTGAAAAACTTGTTTCTTTTATGGAAGAAACTGGTGGTAGCGTTGAAGACTACGTTAGACTAAACGCTGATTATACCAACGTAGATAACAACACGCTTATACGTGAATACTACAAGCAAACTAAACCACATCTTGATTCTGAAGATATTAGTCTTTTACTAGAAGATTTTGATTATGATGAAGATATAGATGAACCAAAAGATATACGCAAAAAGAAAATTGCGTTTAAAGAGGAAGTTTTAAAAGCCAAAAACTTTTTAGAAGGCTTAAAGAGTAAATACTACGACGAGATCAAGTTGAGACCGGGCGTAACTCAAGAGCAACAAAAAGCTATGGACTTTTTTAACAGATACAATGAAGAGCAAAAAGCAGTAGCAAATAATCATAAGAATTTTGTAGACCGCACTAATAACTTGCTAAACGATAATTTCAAAGGTTTTGATTTTAAAGTTGGAGAGAATAAATTTAGATACGGTATTAAAAATCCTAAACAAACAGCTGAAGCACAATCAGATATAACTAACTTCATTAAGACGTTCTTAAATGACAAAGGTGAAATATCAGATATGCAAGGCTATCATAAAGCGTTATATGCTGCTAGAAACGCTGATACAATAGCGCAACACTTTTATGAGCAAGGCAAAGCTGACGCTGTAAAAGATGTTATGGCTAAATCAAAAAATATTTCAACTGAACCTAGGCAAACCACGTCAGGTGATGTATTTATTGGTGGCTTAAAAGTTAAAGCTATTAGCGGACTTGATTCTTCAAAATTAAAAATCAAAACTAAAAAATTTAACTAATAAAACTATTTAAAATGGCTTTATCTCCACAATTTGGATCAATTACTCCATCACAAAGACAGGAAATTTTAGCGGACAACTTTTTGACGTTCGACGCTTCTACTGGTGGTGGAACTTTTGCCGCGCAATATTTGCCGGAAATTTATGAACAAGAAGTAGAGCGTTATGGAAACAGAACGTTATCAGGCTTCTTACGTATGGTAGGTGCTGAAATGCCTATGACATCTGATCAGGTTATCTGGTCTGAGCAAAACCGTTTACATATCGCTTATAATAGCGTAACTATTGTTGACGCTTCTGCTAACACTATTAATATTAACCCAGGTGGTTCTGGTGATACTTTTAAAGAAAACGTTATTTCTGTAAATGACACAATTGTAATTCTTGACGCTAACGGTAACGAAGCAAAATGTTTAGTAACTGCATCTAACAACTCTTCAGGTGCTATCACTGCTGAGCCTTTTACTGCTGCTGGTCTTGATGACTTAGGATTTACAGATTCTCAAACAGGTGCTAAAGTATTTGTTTACGGTTCTTCTTATCAAAAAGGATCTACTCTTCCTAATGCTACCGGTACTCCTGGCGCTCAAACTGGTTACATCAGTGTTCAGCCTTCTTTCACTCAATTCTCTAATACGCCTGTTATTATCCGAAGCAAGTATGTTGTTTCTGGTTCTGACACAGCGCAGATTGGTTGGGTAGAAGTTGCTACTGAAGACGGTACTTCTGGTTACTTATGGTACTTAAAAGCTGAGTCTGAAACTCGCTTGCGTTTTGAAGATTACTTAGAAATGTCAGTTGTTGAAGGTGAAAAGAAAGCTGCAACTTCTGTAATTTCTGAAAACTTCCCAGGTACTGAAGGTTTATTCGCTGCTATTGAATCTCGTGGTAACGTAAACACTGGGTTTACTGCAGCTGCTGGACTTGATGCTTTTGATGAAATTCTTAAGAACTTAGATACTCAAGGTGCTATTGAAGAAAACATGTTGTTCTTGCAACGTCAAACATCTCTTGATTTTGATGATATGCTTGCAGCTATTTCTGGAGGTGCACAAGGTGGTACTGCTTATGGATTATTCGAAAATTCTGAAGAGATGGCGTTGAACTTAGGTTTCTCAGGATTCCGCAGAGGTTCTTACGATTTCTACAAAACTGATTGGAAATACTTAAACGATGCTTCTACTCGTGGAGCTATCGATGGTGTTAACTCAATCGAAGGTGTATTAATCCCAGCTGGTACTTCAACTGTATACGATCAAATCCTTGGTACTAACATCCGTCGTCCATTCTTGCACGTACGATATAGAGCATCACAAACTGATGATCGTCGTATGAAGCAGTGGTTGACTGGTTCTGTTGGTGGTGCGTTCACTAGCGATCTTGATGCTATGGAAGTAAACTTCCTATCTGAAAGATGTCTATGTGTACAAGGCGCTAACAACTTTGTATTATTCAAAGGAGTGTAATCAAACAGGTAATGCTTACCCCTGATACAACGTTAGGGGTAACATTTACCTTTATTATTTATTTAATTTTATTATATCATGGCAAAAACAAAAGAAGCCCCAGTTAATACCTGGGAAATAAAAGATAGGGTATATGTTCTTAGAAACAATAAATCACCATTAACATTTACAATACCCTCAAAACACACACGTAAACATTCACTATTATATTTTGACGCAGAGCAAAATAAACAACGCGAATTAAGATATGCAACTAATCAACCCACGCCGTTTGTAGATGAGCAAAAAGGTGAAGCTACAATGGGTCATATTGTTTTTAAAGATGGTACATTAGTTGTAGACAAATCAAATCAAGCACTTCAAAAACTTTTATCTTTATATCACCCTTTAAAAAATAAAGTGTATAATGAATTTGATAAAGTAGAAATAGCAGAAGACGAGCTTGATACATTAAACTTACAAATAGATGCTTTAAATGCTGCTAAGCAAATGGATATAGACCATGCTGAAGCTGTGTTAAGAACTGAGCTTGGCTCTAAGGTATCTAGCATGAGTTCTAAAGAATTAAAAAGAGATTTAATGCTGTTCGCTAAGTCAAGTCCAAAGTTGTTTTTAGATCTTGCAAGCGATGAAAATGTACAACTTAGAAACTTTGCTGTAAGAGCAGCTGAGTTAAACATCGTTAAATTATCAGATGATCAACGTTACTTTAAATGGGGAAGTAATGGTAGGAAGTTAATGGAAGTTCCTTTTGACGAAAACCCATATTCAGCTTTTGCTGCTTTCTTAAAAACAGACGAAGGTGTAGAAGTTTTCAAGTCTATTGAGAAAAAACTTGAATAATATGTAACAATAATATAAGGCGGTTTCGGCCGCCTTTTTATTTAAATAAAAATATAAATGGCTTTAAACGGAACAAGTGTAAATGCTGTGTATCAAACTGTTTTGCTAATACTCAATAAAGAACAAAGAGGTTATATGACGCCTGATGAGTTTAACAAAACAGCTACGCAAGTTCAATTAGATATATTCGAACAATACTTTGAAGATTTAAATCAACAGTTGCGTGTGCCACAAGCAGATATTGATTACGCTGATAGGCAGATGAATATTGATGAAAAAATAGCTGTATTTAAAGCTATTGGTAGTTGTTCTTTTTCAGTTGATAAATTTTCACTACCAACAATAGATGATATTAGCGGTTTGTCTATTGTTTACAATGAAGATAATATAACAGACCCAGTTACTCAAGCTGCTTTTTATAGATTAGGCGCTGTTACTTATGAGCCTAACAACACAGATCCAGTTGAACTTCAAAGACTTCAGAGGTTTGACTTTTACAATATTGAAAAATCTAAACTAACAAAAGCTACAGTAAATTTTCCTACATATTTATATGAAGGAACTAAATTATTTGTTAGACCTACTACAATACAAAGCAACATAAAAGCTTCTTTTATTAGAAAGCCAAGAAATGTTAATTGGGCTTACACTCCAGGTGATTTAGGTCAATACGTGTATGATGCTGCAAGTTCAGTTAACTTTGAATTATTACCATCTGAACAAGTTGAAATTATACTTAGAATACTTCAATATTCTGGT